GTGGGTTTCAGTCTCTCCAATGTCATTATACATCAGAGTCGGGTAATCAGAAGGAGAAGCAGTGTATTGGTCAGAAACCATGGTGCCATCATCACGAAGAATGACGGTATCACGAGTCTCGGTACTAGTTGAGGATGTAATATCCGGGGTTGCATTAAAATTTTGTGAGTCAGCGAGTGAAATTCTTAGAACGTGGCACACTCATACCTACATTCGCATCGATGGTTCCTTGGGTGATAGGGGGCTGCCCTTGGAGACCCTAGGATATAAGAGTAAATACTCCCTCCACATTTATCAGCAGCACTACAAAACTATTTTAACATCGAAAATTTGTATTGGTTTTGCAAGATCACACTAATAAGGTACACCTTTCCCGTAAGAAACAAGATTGTGATAATACTCGACGCCATGGTCACGAAAACCAATGATGCCACGGGAAATGGCAGCATCAATTATTCGCGGGGCGTACTTATCATAGACCATCTTTCCATGCATGGTCAATTCTTTGAGGACTTCCGTTATCACATCGGCTTCCTCCGGAGTGCTGTCAACTCCCTTAGCTCGGGTCCAATTCAACATCTCCAACCGAGATTCTAGATCCGCTGGACACATGTACACAAATGTTTTCCCAACGACCGAATCAACATGTTTAAAGTACCTTTTCAGGAAACTAATTTCAGTGATGGCCTTATGGGGAATAACATTAGTGGATTTATCCGCAGGCGTGTAATTCATCCCAAAAGTCTTCATAGCGCCAATAATTGACACCATGTTGAACCATTGGATGATTTGTGGCGAAATAGACAAGATGTTATCGTCACCATACGCCACCAATCTCACATTCTCGTGATAGGATGACATGCTCGCTTTTAATGGATCATGGCGAGCAGCAAGATACAAATAAACAACACGAAACAATATGTTAACATACAATGAGTTAACCTCAGCAGTAGCAACGAAACCTGAAGGCAAACTGTGCGTGCATTGGTATACCACACCCCTGCACACACGCATCGCATAGACAACATGATACCACAATGCACGACGAATATGAGTGAAACCGTCATTATACATACCATCTAAGATATCAAAGATTTCCCACATTATTTGACTCATCAAAGTCCCATCAAATTTGGCAAAATCTCCGTCGATCATGAGTGAGGAGTTGGCCATTAACCACAATGCCAACATGTCCCACTCGCGGCTCCACACATTTATTCCTACAGCTATGCCATTATATACACGATTATGACGGAGAAACGCCAAAGCAGCCATAAAATATTTGCGGAACAATATAGTGAAATCCATGGGACCATTGGATATGATGCGTGTAACCCCAGCATCAACTTTTGCATTTGGGCGCCTTTCATCCTTGGCCGTATCTATCCACAATACCTCGAAGGGCTCATCAGCAGCACATTTCCGCTCCATCTCATCGACAGCGGCTCTGAGCTTGAGCGCTTCCTCAGATTCCAAGTCATATTCATATTGGCCCATCCAGTTTGTCTTGCCTTTCTTACCTTGAGGCTTCGGCATGTTCATGTATGGGAAACCCGGTGACGTAGTTCGATTGATTGGTTGGAACAAATCATCACCCGGCACCCCACAAATCGCCTCCTCATAGGTCAACAACCTTATTTCTGGTGGGCTATTGACGAAATTGCTGCGGGCCGTGATGTGCATATCCTTCACCGCTGGTACTAAGTACTGGCGGGGCACATAAGCACATGGTTCGCCGGCTTTCTTAGCACCTTCGACCACTGGATCAACCAACGCACCATCACGCAAAACAGGTTTCAATATCGCTGGTCGCGTTGTAGAAACAGTTATAGCCTCAAACATCTTGCTTTTCTTTATTGACGTTTTCGATGACTGATTTATGGTCTGTTTCAATTTCCCAATATGCAAAAACCCAGAATCTATGGGTTCCCCAGCATCTTCGAATACCGATGGCACCTCACGACCACACTGCGCCACGCTAGGCATCAACTTTATGATCTCTTCCAATTGTTCTCTGGTCACAAGTTGGGAATAATTCCGACCAGTCTGTGAGCCACTGACGTGCATGCCTATAAAACGACCCGATATAGCATCAGAATTTATGGACAATAATTTGCCACAATCTCCAAAACTAGTCGGGATAGCGTAAGATGCAATGCTAGTGGAAACAACTGTTGTTGTCTGCCCATCGGCCTTCTCGAGCCTATAAGTATGCACTGTATTCAACAGCACATCGATTTCACCAAATTTCTCGTAATGAATAACAGAACCATCAGACAATCCAACGCCTGACAATGTGCCATAAGTTTTCCGACCACCCAGTTTGAGCATATCAGACTCAGTGGCAAACAACTTGACAACATCAGGGCCACGCATGTAATTGCGAAAATTTACAATGACCGCATCAGTAGCTGAATCGTCATAACTCAATGAATACATCTCACCAAACAAATCATCAAAAGTAGAAGTAATATCAACCTTATTATTAGATATATGGCGCAAATTTAATACTGGATTACCTCGGCTCTGCATCCATATGACAAAATGATAAGGCATCATAAAAATCGAACCAAC